CGGAAGGATAGCTGTGGGGCCGTGTTTCACTAATGGTGCATTTCAGCAGCATGAGCCACCCACAGCTACCCTTGTATTTGTTAAGTAAGAAGAAAATTGGTAAGGATCGTGTGCAGCGTCGCTGTGCTTTCATATCGTCGTTCGTCTCTGTAATGAGCGTATGCAGCGTGCGCTGCGCTTTTCTATGTCGTTACACCTTCTTCTACGTAGTGTCGCGCGCTTAGCTCCAGTGCATGTCGCCATCCCTCAATATGATAGTCAAGGGTTTTATGACTTGACCGTCCCACAGCACTTCAAAGGGCCGTGAGTCGATCACTTCCTGGATGACTGAGCGTGGCGGCAGCCACGTAGTTTGCCCTAGCATGGAGGCTATTGCGTCCAGTTCTTCGGGCCACCCCGTCAGCTGAACCGCGTCGTAAGCGCGGTTGGCTTTCGTCGGTGACCCCAAGCTCATAGACATGAGCCACCATGCTGCGAGAGCGCGTCGCACATCTAGGCTGTAACTCCCGGATATTCTCATCCGTAAGTCGACGCCTGTTGCGCCAACGATGTGTGAGACGTGGTCCTGAATCCCCAGTGTTGAGAGCATGTATTCCCTTGCTCTATCACCACAGAGGATTTCGAGGTATGTAGGGTACGGGAGCGTCTCATCTCCCGTTCCTGATGCTGCGTGCACGTAAGCGGCCCCGTTGCCGCGCCGACCAACCCTGCCGAGCCTTTGTTGGGCTCTTGCGGGGTTTGTCGGCGTGACGATGATGCGCCCCTTATGGGATGCCGTCATCTGTCCGGAGTCGATCAGCATGGTTGCAGGCGGGTCGATATTTACACCCGCCTCAACAACTGACGTGCCCACTATATGCCCTGTGCGGGGCATTTGACGCCTACGAGCTGATACGGCAGTGGCCGCCTCCCCCGCGCTAAGTAGCGCCAGGGTGACCGCCTCTACTGCTTCAATGCTATGCAGGATGAACACGCACCGCGACACATCTTCGCCCGCGCGTTTTGCTTCGGCCCATAAGGCCATTGGGTCGAGGTCGAGCCTGGTAGGCACGATCTCGCCCCACTCTCGCTCTATGGGCACATGCACGTATTCCGCTTCTGCGGGTACGTACAATCGATCAGGGGTTGCGGAAGCGTAGAACACTCGCAACCCCCTCGACCTGCATGTGAACGCTGCGATCGCCTGGATAGGCTGTCGTTCGTGGAACTCGTCGAGTATGACATAGTCATTCTCGGCAGGCCCCATTCCCGCTGCGATTCGCGCACACAAATGGCCGTAGGTTGTCACAATAAGGGTTTGTGACAGCAGGACAACGCCCGCAGACAGTTTCAACGTGTCAGCGTGCGACACCCATGGGTTTGTGTATGTGTCGCGCAAGTATCTTGTGTGACACACGACCCACACCCTCGTGTTTGAGATCCTCAGCAGTTCCGCTGGGAACTCGGTCGACTTACCTGTGGAAGTCGGTGCTGACACGATAACCCCTGCGGGGTTGCTGTCAACCTTGCTTTTGAGATCGGGCACGTGCGGCCCCCACCGATTTAGGTGTGGGGTTTTGAGTGCCAGGTCCACATTAGCACCGACCCTCGCGATTCTGACTGCAGCAATCAGTTCCGCGATTTTCGCGACAGCACCATTCGTGTGCAGCGCGCCTGCGAAGGCGCACAGCACGTCTGGTGTTATAGCGGCTGCCCACATGGCAATCTGTTTTTGCGTCCCATACGGGTCGCGAGGTGTTAGACTAGATATCACTGGCGAGCTTTTTGAAGTCTCTAGCCAGTGGATCGAATCTAACAGCGCGAACAACCTTGGCGCGTCCTGCGTGTACACCTGCCAAGCCTCAAATAGAAGGCCTAGCCGGCTCGCTCGCAGGATGTGCATGCACTCTGTAAGGAGCACGTACAAGATTGTCGCGACGACCATGCGACCACGAATGATGACCATTGGCTCGCTTAGGACGCTCTCTTTGCCCCCCAGCGTGTCCAGGAACCACCAAAACCCAGTAGGGTCTGTGGTTATGGACCACGGAGCTTGCCGCAGCTCCGCGGCAAACTCTGACAGGGTGCTGTCGACAGCGCCGTTCCGCCACACGAACTTCTCCGTCGGGAATCCCCAGACGAAGAATATGGGTGAATACGGCGCGGCGCTTGGCGCGGGAGACAGCTTGATTAGCGCGTCAGGGAGAATGTTGTGTATCGCAAATCTAGTTTGGATGACATACTCTCTGACAACGCTTTCTAGCGTCGGTCTCGCGCGCGCGTAAGCGTATTTAGATATAGGAGGGGCCTCCCTCTCCTTATACGCTGTCTTAAGCACGGATAGGTAACTCGGGAAACGCTTGGAGGTGCGCGCCCGTTTCATCCGAGATGCTGAAGACGTATTGGGCTTGTAACCCGCCGAGAATCTAGGCACGACGTTTTCAATGTCGCCGCAGTCATCATACGTTATGTCGTATATGATTGCGTAGGGCCGCGCGCCGATATAGACGCGCAAGTCCTCCATGTACTCGTGGGCCAGCAAGTTGAACAGTGGGCGGTTATGTACCGCTAGGCTAAGGTGGCCTATCGTGCGATCAACGCAGTGACCCTTATAAGCTCTCAGGCCTGCGCCCGAGAACCTGGATATCACTGCGCCGCGTCGCGCGAGTAGGCGTGCTTGGTCGTGCACCGTCGTGTACTTGGGCACGTAGTCGAGCACGCGAAGGATGTCCTTCGCGTGATCGGCTCCGTGCACAGGTCTTTTGGCGAGGTATGCCAAATCTGTCACCTCGCCTGTCATCTCGATCCGGACTTCCACTCCGAACAACTCCTTCGCTGCGTCTGCCAACTGTTGTGGGGTGACTGATGAATCAGTCCCCCACACGTTGTCGTCGCCTGTGTTGTGAACGGTGTTGTGTTTATAGAAGTCGTCCGGGCTAGACTTCGTAGCATATGACCATGCGCCTATCATTAAAGCGCGCATGGCCCATGTGTTATCCCACGATGTCGCCGTTTGGCCTGTCGCGCCACCCCTTCTTTTGGGCCAGCACTTTCCTGACGGCAAGTCGTAGATGACTGCGTTTTGGAGCTGCATGTACTTCGTCCTTAATGCTGAGCCTACAATAGGGAAATTCTTTGTGCCCCTCTCCCCCAGGAGAGACAGCACCTCGAAGAGGATCGGAGGGATGTTTGCGTCGAATGCGGTTGCGTCCGCCGTGAACAGTTGCTCCCTCTTACTCACATCTTCGAAGATTTTTCCCATGTACGCCGCGGTGAGCGGCGCGCCCACACCAATGGAACAGCTTGGCCACGTTTTCCGAGTACGGCGTTCTAATTCAAAAACCCCGTTCACGAAATTCGTGAGCAAGCTCGTAGCCATGATCGTGCGAGGCCCTTTCCGCACTAAGTCTTCGGCTGGTAGCACCATCATCTTTGCGAATTCAGAGTATGCGTCTGGGGGGTACACCCCCTTGTCAAGGCACTCGTATGTCGCAGATATGATCGCATCCATCCATCCAGTCCGAGCTAGCGCTCGTCTAGACTTGACCTTTTGCATGAAGGGCACGCCTGTCCGACCCTTAAGGTTTAACCTGCCTGCCACCGTCTCTGGGCGCACAACGCCGGGGTCGTTGAAGGCCTCCGGGTGCGCGTCGAAGAGCGCGTCTGCGATTGTTTTCGCAAACGCCCTCTCCCTGTTCGTCATAGGGTTCGGCTCAGAGAAGTATCGAGAAGTCACCTTCTCGCGGTTTTCATCTGTGGCCACCCACATGCCATCGAGCCCGACCTTGCCCCCCAGAGTGAGGTATTTGTCGATTCTCGCTGTCAGTTCAGGGTCGATTTGTGTGTCTGCTTCTTGCAGCAAACTCGTGAACTCATATTCCTGCGCTGACGCGCGAGGACGCTTGGGCAGCCAACTCGGGTACTTGTACTCGAAATTGTCGCTAAGGGCCTCGCCGTCAGGGTGGAAACGGCTCACCAAGTTCGCTATCCAGCCCGCAGGGTTGTCTGATCGCTCCGCTGTCATCTCCTTGAGAGAGAGCGCGAACCAATCAGCCCTGCGTAATGTTTCAAGCCGTTTCTTGCTCAAAACGGCCCACACGTTCTTTCGTCGTGTGGAGCGATCGGTGAAGTTGCCGAGGCGCTCTACGAGGGAGTCGGCTAGGAGGCGGGCATGTGTGTTCATGCCGTTCGCCTCCAACCAGTCCAGCATGGCGGCCAGGCCAGCGACTATCTCGATAGTCACCGCCTCGCTCCATTCAAGCAGTGCGCCTAGGAAGGCAGCAAAACCCTCGAGCACTCGTGGCGAAATGTGAGCGTTGGCTCGCATCTCGTGAGTGATTCGGTTGATCCACGCCGTCCATGCCGTGCTCGCCAAGTCTGACGGCCCTCGTTTCGTGTGAAAGAGGGACTCGCAGACTATGGAACTGGGCTGTGTGTCACCATCCGCCTCATAGGTGGCGGCGACTACAGCATCAGCGACCGTTTCGAACACGCTTGCTTCATTGAACCCTTGAAGTATCGCGTCAGCGGCCACTATTGCGGCCATGTCGCGTATCATGGGTTCGGAAAGATCCGGCTCGCCGTCTTCATCTTGTGTTTCGTCGTCTTCCGCGCCGAACCAAGTGAATGCGGGGTTTACCGCGTCTCTTGCTCGCTGCAACTTGGCACGCACGCCCCAAGCGGGGAATGCTGTGTCAAGAGGTGTGAGCACCAGCATCGCTGTGATCGACATTGTGGCGGCCGCAATTGCGGCCACCGCGAGTGCGGTCATAGCGACGGTTGCGTAGCTGGTGAAGAACATTAAGATCACCAGCTCGATAGACCATATTGTTCTGGCCTTTGTGAGGAAAAGAGACAAGCATATCGTCTGACAGTTCCACACTGCGCTGTATGGCGCGGGAGCTTGCCGTCCCGAGGGCAATGATGCCCTCGTCAGCGAGCTCCGCACTGCAATCAACGGTCTCGCCCTCAGTAGAGGGCGCTCAACGAGTCTGAAGGACGTGCCGAGAGAGGCGTGTGCGTTTGTGCCCACGCCTTCCCACACGGTCTGGCTGGACGGCTCATAGTACGAAGCATGCATCCCGATTGGGATGCCTTTTACGTACACAGGCGTCATGATCAGCCATATGCCGGTCACACTCTCGTCAAGGTTCGGGTAGAAGTTGATCTTCCGAAGTTGACCCAAGCTAAAGAGGTTGAGCGTTATGGCGGCTGCAGCTGCAGCGAAGGCTGGGCAACCCATCCCGAGTAGGACACTCGTTACGGGTGAGAACATTCCTATCGCTGTGCCACGTGCCGCGCTAAGCGCGAGTTGCAGGTAGCTCCGATTCGTTGTTTCGGAGATCCACGCCATGAGTTTAGACGCTACCAAGAACGTTGGTACGCGGATGAGCCCGGGCAATTTGCCCGCGCCCACCGCGACCAGTATCGTCTGTTCCGCAGTTGGGAAGATTCCTTTATATCGCATAGACCATGCGAAAAAGAAAAACGTCCACATTCTGCGAGCCAGCAAGATAACGTCGAGCCTCCACCAGAAGTATGTCAGCCACCGCGTTGGTCGGAGCCCACAATATGCGTATGCATAACGCGGCCACCACCAGGCGGCGACTAGGGCCCACTTCTCAGCGGGCTCGTTCCCAGTGCAGTGTTTGGCGCAGTCGTTAATGTCCCTGTATTTGCGGTCGATCTTTGTGTTGGTCGTCCGCACCACAGGCACGCCGGCTGCTCTAAACGTCTGCACTTTGCCGGCCCCTCCGTCACAGAGTATGTCCGTGAATTTCTGGGCGTGGGCGTAGTGATCGCCCGACGGGACTGGTGCCCTGTCGGACTCTGATTCTGGTATAGGGATTGACGACGAACCTACGCATGACCCTCTGAGCCCCGTGTTTGGTTTTCTCAGAGGCATCATGGCAAGGAACGTCGTTCCATCCGCAGAGCGTGGGAACCAGTTCGTGCCTTTGTAGAGGCCGACTCTGATCTTCGCTCTGTCACGCCAGAATATTAGTTGGACAAACCAGTCCAACCAAGGCGGCATGCCGCCTCCAGGTGACGCGGCATCCGCCTCGCCTGGTCGTAGCGAGAACGCCAGCCCCTTTGATGACCACTTCAAGTAGTCAGGCATGACGACCGCGCCCGGCAAGAGGTCTACGGCGGCTGACACGGCGATGAGGTCTGTTACAAACTCAATCGCCTTGTCAGCCTCGCAGAGCTTTAGCTGAGCTCGACCTTCGTCGAGCGTCAGGATGTGTCTCACGATTACAGACACGCCGGTTAATCTGTGCAGAGCTTTTGCCCCTGCAATTACCGGCGTCCTATCGCCTTGAGTCCCCCATGTAAGGAAGAGTATGGCGTGCGTGGTGGACAACTTTTGCCACAGCGTCGCGCCGTACCTCTCCCAGTCTGCAGGCTCCAATTCAGCGTAAACACGCAGTTTAGGGGCCCACAGCCCGAACGCACGCAGTGCGCGGCATTTGAAGGACAACTGAACGGGAGTGCTCTTGAGCGAGTCTCCCGCAATGCCTATTGCACGCATGGTGCCGCCTGGAAGTTTCGTCTGGACGAAGAAGCCTTTAGCATCTTCGTACCACACATTCGCAGGTTTCGGGTTGGCGAAATGGCAAGTAGCCGCCCCGCCTGGCGTTTTCGTAGTTGGGAGTGTCGGGAACTCGTGAGCGCCCGCCCAAACTTCGTCCATGCCGTACACCCAGCCCCACCGGGCGATGCACCGCAGAAGGGACTCGCGCTTGTCAGCGAAGGCGTCCCCTGTGTAGCACACGTCCTGGAAAGGGTTCGGTGCGTTTAGTTCCATCCCTGGGAAGACACAGTTTGCGTACTCTAGCCCTTTCATGCCTAAAGCGAGCCTTTCGGCTCGCGGTATCATGTCAGTTTCTAGGTCGTTCACGCAGCTGAACCTCACCGAGGGGTGGGAGGCGATGCCAGGGATTAGCCTGGCTAGTTGGAAGACGTTCCCTGACCCGTATAGGGCAGGAAGCACCACCCAGAATTCATCATGCTCGTCAGCACTCCCGTCATTTTCTGACAGGAACAGCCAGCTGGTGAATAGTTTCGCGTGCGCAGCCTTGAATTCCAGGGCCTGCGCGCGCGAGGCAACAGACACAACTGCGACAACTTCTGTCGGCAGTCGTGTCTGAGACCATGCGGAAATTGCCTCAACTGCCACTACTAACGCGTCATAGAGCTCGAAATGCTCAGGGCGCGTTAGAGTCGTGTGCAAGGCCTCCTTCCAGAGGTCGGGGTTCAGCGATTGCGTGACTGACGTATTCAGCCTGTCACGCAACCCTGCCGCGTACTCGAATCGGCGCCAAATGGCCCCGTGGCCATTCTGACCGCGAGCCTGGTTCGGCACCTCAACGTCCACGTTCAAGAACCGGCCTCCTGCTCTTACGAGCCTGGGGGCCTTGCCCTTGGCCAGTAGCGGTATGCCTTCGCGAGTGCACAGCGTTCTGATGAAGCGCTCTGCCCACGCGAGTGACGCCCACCCGTTGTTGACCAATGGGTATGGCATCGGCGTTATCGCCTTGATCTCCCCGGTTTGGTGGAGCCGTAGAGCCACCTCCCTGGTGAAGCTAGCCACGCGCCTTGACGTGTAGCCGTGTTTGTGCGTCCACTCGCTGAGTATTGACACGTCAGCAAAAGAGGTGTAGCTCCGCAATGGCGCAAAGGGTTGGTCATATAAGTTCGAGAACAGGACTGCAGGGTTGCGCGTAGCAAACACTGCCTCGTCCCAGCCGTACACATGACCGTAATGCTCGAAGCTGCTCGCAAACTCGCGCCTGTCGGCGCGGAAGATGCAGCCAGCGACGAGCATAGCCCCGTTGTTTGTTGGCAGGTATTGGCGGCACGCAGCTGCGTACCCCAAGCCTGCATCTGCGAGACGCCTCAGCTGATCGACTGGGTGGTCTCGCGTGTTCACACCGTTAACAATCGCGAAGTTGAGGTCAGTTCGGCCTTCAACAGCCGCGATTGTGCGGAACCCAGCCAGCAAGCGACCCTCGTCCTCTCTGAGAGGTACGACGATCACTTGCCAGCTGGGGTGCGCAACCACATGATTTGCTTTCTGAACGAAGCAAACCCCGTGTGATGCGCCGTCCACGAGCTCTTCCGGGTGCGCCGTGACGAAAGCCGGGGGTGTTGAGGCGGATGTCACCACCACAAGCCTCCCTGCTATCATCTTGGTGACTGCCGCCCGGAAGAACGCGCAGCTGAGCCGCCATAAGCGAGCTCTGCGAGCGTTGCACGCAGGCCTGACCTCTCTCGTTGAAGCGAAAATGTCAGGATCTAAGTCGTGCAGCGTACCGTTGGCGGGGTTTCTAAGCCCACCTTCGGTCAGCGAGTTGCGCCACATACAGTCGTTGTTGACTTTGGCGAAACCGTCGTCGCTGATATGAGTCTGGAATGGGTCGGCGTTGGCCGTGTGCTGCTGCACACCGGCATCCGACTCCATGCCAAACACATTTCCATAACAAAGCGTCTGCTCGTGCCCCAGGCGCGCATGCCTCAAACTTGTTGCAAGTTCGGCGAAACGCGTCACCCGAGTGCACGTGCTGACGAGGTGGGCGAACTGCCCACTCTTCGATACGGTGGATATTCCCGCGTCAGGGCGTGCCGAGAGCACGTGCCTGATACGCGGGTCTCTGCCAAGCGTTCGGCCGACAGACGCCCACCTCCTCTTGTTAAAAAGAGTGAGGTAGCAACGTCCTGGGGAGTCAGGGTCCCAGGTTCCAAGTTGGGTCGTGCGGCGTTGTATGCGCCTGCCGCCAACTATGAATGCCTTCCCCTTGGCTCTCCGCCACTTGCGCGGCCGCCGGAAGAGCGCTTGGCTGGCAACCAGCGTGCCCACACACGCGCACACCATCATGATCAGGTAGTTCAGAATCGTCACCAAACCGAGTAAGACGCGGCTGTAGGTGAAAGACGTGGAACACCCGAACGTGAAGAAGGGTGCTTTCCGCACTTGCGTTGCAAGCGCGAGAAGCACCGGCACCCCGTTGTCAACTGGCTCGATGTGATACGAGTCGTCGCCAACCGTGGTGATCTCGACACGGCGGTGGTGTAACCCTCTCGCAGTCACGAGGAGGTCGAGGATGTCACCTGACATCCAGGGCCCGTACGCGGCAACATCCTCCCGCGCGGTGTTGCTGTCAACCCACAATATGGGCAGCCAGCAGTACCGCGTTGAGATTTTCGAGAAGAGTTGCGCGTCCTCAAGACTCCGAAACTGGATCTTGGAAGCCATGGGCGCCCAGGCAAGTGCGAGTAAGTTCTCCCAATCGCTAGAACGCCACCTGATACCGGGCGCGCCGTCATGTTCCCAAGACATGATCGACGCTGTCTTAGCACCGACGTGCTTGACGTTGGCGGAAACGAGTTGTTTAACAAGTTCCGCCGCCGTCACCGCGCCGTTGGGAGTGATGTGTGCCCACCCATCCTCCGATAAGTGGGCGTCGAAGCGCGACCCCGAGTCTGCGTAGCCGCTCTTTTCACAGAGGGCGCGCAACAGCTCGAGAGTCACACTTCTGAAGTCTTGCATGGAGGCAGGCGCTGCGCTACTTAGTAGTAGCCGCCAGCAGCCGTCACCGACGCGAGAAGCCCCACCCGCAAGGAGTGCGGCGCCCTGAGGCGCTCGCGGCTCTTCGCAATAGGGGCTGGGAGCTCGAAAGCTTTCGAGCACCCACGAGGAAAGGGCGCGTTGCATGGTGCAAACCATGTCAACTAGCCTGCTACCGCCTATTCTGGCGGACGCAGGCATGTCCTTTAGCGCTGTGTCTCCACAGTCCGGGCACCAGTGCCATACATCGCGCGAGACTTCGACCCAGTCAGGGTCGTTGTACTCTGCGCAGCCACAAGCTCGCACGCTGCGAGCTGTTGGGTATGCACCGAGGTCCGGAATGCATGAGGAGCGCTTGAAGGCGTAGAGCCAGCAATAGCCGTCAATGAGACGGTTTTTGCCGTGCTCGCACCTTTGCCTCTTGTTAGAGTTGGCGAGTTGCGCACACGCCGTCGCGGCTTCCGCATCATCGGAAGCATCTGGAGGGTTTTGATCTGAGGTCCCCCAACCTCCTTCTTCAGTAGCTGAGCCGGTAGCGATGTGCCTGAAGGACACATCGAACCCATCGCTGCAAATTGATTGCATCCCCCGCAACCGCCTGCGAAAGGCGATAACGAGTACGGCCATCCGCACTTGTCCTCAAACTATCCTGATCTCACCAACTACTGCTTTTCCGAACCCGAAAAGCAACCAAAAAGGCCGTTCGCGGCGCGAGTTAACTCCGATTTACATGGCAGTGCCAAAACCACAAGTGGATGGAGACCTGCATTGGCTTGTGATCAGTATTCATTGCATGGTCAGGCTGGAGTGGTGGTCTGTCCACCTGCACTTTGGTCGAGCAGGCACGCTTGCGTCATTTCCGGTTTGCGCCCGGTTATCCCCTATGACACTGCGTTAGCAAGCGCGAAGAATTGGGGTCTTCGCCTTTACACCTCGCTGTACGCGAGTTACCTCCAGCTTGTCGGGACTTTACCCAACTCGTGAGCAAATTCCGAATTTACAGGTTCGGCGTCCCTGTGTTGCTAGTTCTCTGTTGAACGTTTGCACCTCCCTCTCATCACCATGAGAGGGTTGACCGAATTACCGGGGTGTTCCATCTGAAACGGAAGGCGTTCTGCTGAGACGCTCTGCATCGCCATGCAGGGCATAGCGGTTCGTATGCACGGTGCAATCTTGAATGCACCCTCACGGC